GAACTGACGCCACTATCCGCAGATGTTATATTTGATTGTGATATGTTTGAAATTTGGATTTTATCCACAAACTATCCCGAAGGCAGGAAACAACAGCTGAGGGAAATTTATTACAAATCAGATATAAGTTGGCAGAAAATAAGAGATCTGTCCAAAGATTGTGGGTCGGTTTTCAAAGCTATTCGGAAAATGATTCAACTATCTTCTTTCATTAAAGATGAGCATTATTTGGATTTCAAACATGCAAGGAGTATTAATTCTCGCTCTGATTTATTGAAATGTATAATCGGTCCAATTTGTCAGGCTATTGCTGACGTATTGATGAAGACTCGTCCTGAGTTCATCAAATATGTACCTGTTCATGATCGCGCTGATTACATTTATCAAAGACTTTTTAAATTGTTTTCACGTGCAGTCGCTACTGATTATTCCTCTTTTGAGGCACACTTCGACCCTACTGTCATGCAGGATGTTGAAATGCGTCTCTATAAATTCATGTTGAAAAATGTCCCTGATGGTGACATTATCCTTGAGTTTTTAGCATATTTCAAGTTCTTGGAAATGAATATGTTAAAATTTAAACATTTTACCATGAAAGTGCGAGGGAAGCGCATGTCTGGTGAAATGGATACATCTTTGGCCAACGGTTTCAGTAATCTTATGTTTTTGTATTATACTGCTGACTGCAATGGTATGGATTGGCGGTCTGTTGCTTGTGTAATTGAGGGCGACGACGCACTCTGTGTCATGACCAAAGATGTTCCTCAACAATTTTATCTTGATTTAGGTCTGCTTGTAAAAGTGGACAAACAAGATTCGATTGAACATGCTTCTTTTTGTGGCCTTGTGTTTGATTTGGATGATCGTACCACAGTTGCCGACATTTGTAAAAATGTCGTCAGCTTTGGATGGACGACAGCAAATTATTTGAATGCATCAGACAACAAATTGAAACAGATTCTCAGGTGTAAAGCCTTCTCCATGGCTTATCAATATAGACATTGCCCAATTTTGTCTTTTCTTGCTTACAAATTTCTCCAAATGACTTCGGAGATTAATATTGATAAAATGATGTTGAAGGGTAAATTCACTGAGAATTATAAAAGGGACATATTGTTGTCTGCAGTTCAGTATTTTGAAGATAATGATCTTGTCCCTTGTCCCGGTCGCGGCACGCGCCTCCTGGTCGAAAAAGTTTACGGTATTACCGTATCCGATCAACTTATGATCGAAAAAGAAATTGCACTTATAACTGATTTCGGCACCATCCATTTTCCAACTTTGGATAAATATTTGCCAGTACAATGGCATGATTATGATCAGGGTTATCGCGTACGGCGAAATACCCTGGATTATAATGCCCGAGATTTGTTGTTTAGAACTAAGAGTCACCATTTATTAGGTGACTCATTGTCAGTATAGTCGCTGCAAAGTTCTC